ACCGTTACCGCATACAAAAACAACCACACGGTTCACAAGCTTGGCTCAACCAGAGATACCAAGATGACCAAGGCAACCGCCGAATATCAGCATCAGCAGCAGCAGCCATCTACGGCCTGCACCCATTCGTCAAACAAGACCAATACGCAGCTGAACTGTTATCCGGTGTAGCACCAACACCAATCCAACCAAACGCAGCCATGGAAACAGGCAACCGTTTAGAAGACACCATCATCCAATGGGCAGGCGACAGACTCGGAATCAAATTCTCGACACCTGACGAACTGTTCTGCTACGACGATGACAATGGGTGCCACCTTATCTCCACCCTTGATGGTTGGAATGAAGAAACCAAACACATCCTTGAAGTGAAAACAACCAGCCGTGAATACTCAGGCACACTTCCTGACTACTGGAAAATCCAAGGCATCCAACAAGCCATCTGTTCCAATGCAGACCGTGTTACGTGGGCCATCTTCGACAACACGCTTCGCCTTACATTGGTTGAGCAAGACATTACAGCCGCCGAAATGGAAGACCACATCAACGCATCTGCACAATGGCTCAACGCCATCGAGCTAGGCATGGACCCCGCAGGTGTTGTCTACACCTACGAAACAATCTCAACCCGCTACATGCAATCACTTGCTGAACCTGTTGAGATACCAAAAGAAGCTGCCGATTTAATCGCCCAGTTGAAGCACGTCAAATCAGAACTGTCTTCATACAAAGCATTAGAAGACAGACTGAAAGCAGAACTGTGCGACCTTATTGGTCCGGCAGAAACAGCAACCATCAACGGCACAGTCGTTGCCACATGGAAGGGACAGAAGCGGGAATGGTTTGATGCCAAACGTTTCCAAATTGAAAACCCTGACACCGCCAAACAATATACAAAAACAACAAGCAGTAGAACACTGCGCCTTAAAGGAGAATAGAAATGACAACATCAACCAACCCACCAGTCAACCCACTGGCAAACATACTTACAAAGTATGCGGTACCAGACCCGAAGATTGTAGGCAAACTACCCAAGGGCGGAACTTCCTTGGATTTTGTCGGCCACGCGGATATCACCCGCATCCTTCTCGAAATCGACGAGACATGGCGTTGGGTGCCTATCGCATGGGACAATGGCCGACCAGCAATCCACGTTGAGAACGGCATGGCAACCATGTGGGGCGAGCTGACAATCCTCGGACAAGCCCGCCTTGGTGTCGGTTCAGTACGCGCAGACAAACAAGAACTTGACAAAGAACTTGTCGGTGACTTCCTACGTAACGCAGCAATGCGCTTCGGTATCTGCCTGTCATTGTGGACAAAGCAAGAATGGGAAGACCTTGGTGGCAAACCATCGAGCGTCACCACCACTCGTGCAGCCACACCGAAACCATCAACAGAACCAGTAGATGCTGACGCACCACTAACCCAAGAACAAATCGAAGCGTTCAATGCAGCGTGTGGCAAAGCAGAACTATCACCCATCGGTGTATACAAAACAGCCAAAGTTAAGTTCGGTTCAGCAAAACAATCAGACCTTGCCGCATTGCGTAAAGCTTTCAAAGAAGCAACCGCAAAGCCAGCACCAGCCGAAACGGAGGAATGATGTCAGCGAAACGAACCATTGACACAACCAACAACGAAGCCGGAACGGTATTCATTGGGGTTCGACTGTCAACAAAACAAACAGCAGAACTAGACAACCTTGCAAAACTATGCAACCAATCACGGTCAGGTCTACTACGTGACTTGATTAGAAAGGCACATGAGAATGTCACCTGGTAAACAAAAAGGAACATCGTTCGAGACACTCATCGTCAGGTATCTACAAACAGTTGGGTTCCCCTATGCGGAGCGTCGTGCATTGCACGGCAACTTAGACAAAGGTGACGTGACAGGGTGCGGGCCGTTAGTGTTCGAATGTAAAGCAGCTAAACGACATGAACTGTCAGCCTGGCTACAAGAAACAGAAACGGAACGGGTCAACGCCAACGCCGACTACGGTGTGTTGGTTGTGAAACGCCAGGGTCATGGCACCGGCGAAGAACAGTATGCAGTGATGCGTTTCGCTGATGCTGTACGCCTGTTGAAGCAAGCGGGGTACTGACATGTTGGCTGAAGTAGTTATTCATCTCGGTCAAGAATGGCGCGACCTTGCCTACTGCCTATTCGGTATGAGTCTTGGAGTCTTCGGAGGAATTGTTATCCAAATCGAAAGAGGAAAGAAAAAGAAATGTCCGATGTGCAACACCCCGATTCATGCTTCTGTTTTGAATGTCTCGGACCATCACAGTCCGAACTAATAAGTATCGGCAAAGAACTATTCGAATGTTTAATGAACCGTATCTATAACGCCAGCGACTTTGACAGGCTCGGCCCCATCTCAGAACGGGAACGAACCGCCATCGACGTGTACCTACAAACAACAAGAGGGAACAATGAAGAAACCACCACCAGCTGAACACGGCAGAGCAATGTATCGCCGTATCGGATGCAGATGCGACATCTGTAAGGCCGCTAATGCAGCCAAGAAAAAGCAATACACGAAACTGAAACCACCTAAAGTTATTCTTGATGGTGCGCCGTTGATTGACATTATTGAACGGGCCGGAAGACTTCGAGACTTTGACCGCCATCAGATTGAACGCTGGAAGGCTAACGGTGTGAACGTTTACACTGCCGACTTTTGGTGTACCAAACTTGGCTACCACCCAACTGAAGTGTTCGGGTCTGACTTTTACCGTGGATGTTTCGAGGAGGAGTATGCAGCATGATGGATTTTGACGTAATACCAACACTCGGTTCAGTCCGTGAACGCCTTGGGTACTTTGCTTGCAAAACCGAAGAAGGTGAATTGAACACCACATTGAACAATGCCTACAACTGTATCTATGAATTAGAAAAAAAAGTTTATGAATTAGAAACAACAATTGAACGCCTACAAGCATTGCTTTACATTGCAGAATCAGACCGTGACCATTATCACGAACGATTTGACCTAAACCAAAAGGCTCTTGATTTTATTTACAAGAAGAAAGCATGGTGGAAACGATGAGTGAATACATACACCAGGATGATGCGTATGCATGGCTTCGAGACAAAGAGATTCAGTTTGCTGAAGATGACTTTGCCAAAGTACAGGCGGAACGTGACGCGCTGAAACTTAAAGTGCAGGAACTATCAACCGAAGTTGAACGCCTATCAAGGGAGCTGGCCCGTGCATAACCGTGAGTTAATAGCAATCATCCGCAAAATGGCAACAGACAGGACCGACCTTGAATATCTACCCGATTTTTCATTGATGGCTTGCACCGAAATTGAACGCCTTACTGCTGAACTTGAAAGAGCCAATAAAGATGAGTGATGGTATGGAGATAACAGGGTACAACCCTAAGTTCGATTTCAAAACTGACCTTGCGTATGGCCATGAAGGAGAGCAGAATCTTATTGATTTCTTTCATGCGTTAAACGCAGGCACAGTAGAAGTTAAAGCAGACAGGTACCGCAATGGCAGAATGGCTGTGGAGACACAGCAGAAGCCCGCACAAGGCGTATGGAAGGACTCTGGAATCAACGTGACCACCGCACAATGGTGGGCATATCGGTTCGCTCCGGACTCATACGTACTTGTATCTGTTCAACGCTTGAAGAACTATCTACGCCACAACTATGACCGCCTCGAAAAAAGAGACTTCGCCCCACAATCAGACAACCCCGCAAGAGGATTCCTCTTGTTTCCCCATCACGTACAAGACCTACAAACGTCAGAACTTTACGACTGACTGATAGACTTCGTTTGCGTAGAGAAACGGGAACGCAGCCAACCAACAAGGAGGCACCATGCGAAAAATCATACCCATCATTGCGATAGTGGCGACACTTGCAATACCAACAACAACCCAAGCCAAAAGCTACGGAGATGAACTCGTCATGCCCTGGCGATGGTACAAGAGGTTGGCCCAATGTGAGACAGATTCACGTTGGCATACCAGCACCCGTAATTACACATCCGGCTACGGCATAGCGAAAGGCACGTGGATGCGGTTCAGTAACAGCTCCAATGCAGACCGCTACACCCCACTACAACAAGCACGGGTCGTAGACCGCATCGCCTGGCTCGGCCACACCGAACCCGATGGTGAGTTTGTCCATCCAGTTGGCCCGTACGGATGGGCTGTGGTGAAGTCCCAAAACTGCATGAACCTACAACAATTCATATGTCGCTCAACCCACCCGAAAGTTAAACGGTGGAAAAGATACTGTTGACAACCCTTGAATCTGTCTATACTATGAACCCAATGAAGGGCATCTCACTGAAACAACACTGGCACTGCCCACGATGCAAAGTAGCTGTGACCACCTACATAACCCTCTCAACCCCGCCACAACACCGTTGTCTAAAGGCTGCGAACCAAACCAAACCACTACAACCCTCGGAAGGGGTATCTAATGACAAGTAATGTAATCACCATCCACGGAAAACTCGGTAAAGAACCCGACCTTAGATACACCGGCAGTCAAATGGCTGTTGTTGAATTCTCCGTAGCCACAACATCCGGCAAAGACGACAAGAAAAAAACAACTTGGTTCGAAGTCAAAGTCTTTGGTCAGCTCGCAGAAAATGTAGCGAACACGCTCACAAAAGGCGACAACGTAGTCATCACCGGCCGCATGGAAACAGATGAGTACACCAAAAAAGACGGTACGCAAGGCAAGTTCACCTCGCTCATCGCAGATGAAGTGGGTGCGTCATGCCGTTGGAACGCATGGGTTAAAGACCAAACAGGTAAGACACTGGCTCACGTTGGTACGGTAGGCAAGGCGATTCCGTCACCATCGACATTCTCTGATGAAGAACCCTTTTAGCCCCACGTTCGACGAGTGGGTAGCCTTCGGAATACAACAAAATTGGTGCGGCCCACCAGTCTGTGAGATTCACGATGGCACCCCAATGTCGGCCGCCGAAGAAGAAGACATGTACGACAACGGTGATGATATATGTATCCATATCATCCGCCTATATCCAGCTCCGGAGCATCGCCTAATGGTGGAAGATAATCATTCACCATCGCAATGGCGTAATGACTACGGAGTTTGAACTCTGGCCATTCACCCGTGCCGACCCGTTCTGTACGCACTGTGGTACGGGTGAACGCGCCATCAGGGAATACCCACAAGAGATTCACGACACTTGCCCATGTATATGCCACCAAAACAAAACCACTGCCGCTAAACGCGGTATGAAACCAACTAAACCAAAGGCTAAACGTGGCAGGAAATAACAACAGCTGGCATGAACAAGCTGCCTGTCTCGATAAACCAACAGACTATTTCTTCCCGCCTAACGAAGCAACAGACAAGAAGACAGACCACTATCTGTATGGGCGGGCTATCTGCCGCCATTGTCCGGTGAAAGCTGAATGTCTCGAATACGCAATGAACTGTGAACAAGACGAACGGTGGCGGTATGGCCTATGGGGTGGACTAACGCCGCACGAACGTTGGTTGTATGACCCGAACTGGAAACTAGGCGTGAAACATAAGTAACCCCTATCTCAACCGCCGGAAGGGGTCAGCGGGAGATAGGGGCTACGGATATGAGAATAACAGATTCTACAGTGGCACTATTGAGTAGTCACTTTCATACTGCATCCACGTTGATTCAATCTCATTATGAACTGCCTCACGACCGCGGAATATAGTGGCGTTAGACGGCGTTACAGTCCAACGGTACCCATCTATCTGCATACAGTAATACTGCCGTGACCGTGGGTTGTTGCGGGTGATGATGTACCTCTTACCGTGTCGCTTGCGGATACGCCGCAACGTAGCGGCACAGTTACGTGCCATCCGTACCGGAGCTGGCCGCATAACGTCAAACCAACGGCGGCCATGTGGCCACAAGATGCGCTACGTGTGATTCACGTATCTCGTTCTCGTACAGTACCGCGGGGGTAATCTCACATAGTTCTGCAAGGTCACTGGCCACGCCTACTAGGAACCGTTCACAGAACGCTATCGGGTCACTCTCATCGGTGCCGTGGATGGTACTGA